TTATCTCAGAGGACTCGACGGTAGAAAGCTCTGGGTCAGATCAGAGCATAGTGCACTAAACACACTGCTACAGGCGGCTGGTGCGATCATTATGAAGAGGGCTTTGGTCCTTCTTGATGACTACGCTACTCAGCATGGGATTGACTACAAGTTTGTGGGGAACGTACATGACGAAATACAATCGGAGGTGGCTTCAGAACAAGCAGAGAAGTTCGGCTGGCTCGCAGTCGAGTGCATCAAGGCGGCTGGCATTTCTTTTGAACTCAGATGTCCACTCGACGGAGAGTACCAAGTGGGAACAACTTGGGCTGACACTCACTAAGGAGGTTAAAATGAATTGTAATATGTGCGGTGTAGTCTTGACAGACAAAAACTGGAAGCTGAGTTGGAAAAAATTAAACAGAACCCAGTGCAAAAAATGCAATAAAGAACATGATGATAGGTCCAATGGAAATAGAATGTGGGTCAATGGTAAATATATACCAAAAACACACGCTTTATATAAATCGGGAAGATATAAGACATTTGAAGATGCGGCCTTTAGCAGTCTTGCGAAGTACGAACTGAGCCGTGAGGGACAGGTGTACATTATTACCAACCCTAACTTCCCTGAGTGGGTCAAGGTAGGTATGGCTGTGGACTCAGAGGACCGACTCAATGGGTATCAAACATCGTCACCCTTCAGGGACTACGCGCTGTTCACCTGCTGGTCTGTGACTGACCGACGGTCTGCTGAGTCAGAGGCACACGCTCTACTGGAGAAGTCCTTTGACCGTAAGGGTGAGTGGTTCAACTGCACACCAGAGCAAGCACAGTCAGCCATAGCTGAACTAATGGAGCAACATAAATGAACAAGATATACTCGCTAGTTGATGACATCTACAAAGTTGTTGTCAGTAAAGAAGTACCAGAGGGCGTCGATCTGTACGACGAGATAGAAAACTTTGGTGAAAACTGTAAGCAGCTTATGACTAAACTGTTTACTGAACCACGGAACGACGGACGCCTGTTGCGTATGTCCAACATTGGTCGTGATGATCGTTACCTCTGGAACGCCGTGAACAACCCAGATGTAAAAGAGGAGATGACCCCTAACACACACGTAAAGTTTATGTACGGGCACCTGATCGAAGAGATGCTTCTGTTTCTCACTAAGCTGTCAGGACACGAGGTAACGGATGAGCAAAAGCTGTGTGAAGTATCCGGCATTACGGGCCACATGGACTGCAAGATTGATGGTGTTGTCACTGATGTTAAGTCTGTGTCCACTTTTGGGTTTAAAAAATTCAAGGACGGAAGTCTGGCTTTTGATGACCCGTTTGGGTACGTTGCTCAAATTAAAGGGTACGCACATTCCGAAGGAGAAACCAAATTCGGTTGGCTAGCAATGGACAAGCAGAACGGACACCTGACGTACCTCATGTACAACTCTGAGGACACACAGGCACCCGTGTACGACAAGATTTCATTTGACATAGAGGAGCAGATCGAACGTGTAAAAAAGCTAGTGGAGCAGCCAGAGGCACCAGAGCACTGCCACGAAGTCGTACCAGATGGCAAAAGTGGAAATCAAAAGTTAGCTGTTGGCTGTTCCTATTGTCCCTACAAGCATACTTGCTGGCCCGGAGTAAGAACATTCCTGTACTCAAGTGGTCCCAGATACTTAACAGAGGTAGTCAATGAACCGAAGGTCACGGAAATCCAAACTGGGTAACTTCAGATCGGAGTTTGAGAAAGATGTCGCAACGCAGTTACAACCAGTTGGCTTTAGCTACGAGCCGTGTCAGATCGACTACAGGATCGAGCGGAAGTACACCCCAGACTTCGTGTACGAACTCAACGGACGAGTGTACTACATTGAGTGCAAGGGCTACTTCAGGGCTGGGGACACACAGAAGTACAGATCAATCAACAAGTGTCTCGCGGAGAACGAGGAGTTAATCTTTGTGTTGATGAAGCCTAACCAGAAGGTGAGCAAAAGTACCAAAAATACTATGGCTGAATGGTGTGACAAACACGAGATTCTATGGTATAATATAGATACACTAAAGGAGTTGGTTGATTATGTCTCTGACACTAGAAGAAATTAAGGAGCGTCTCTTGCGGTTCTACGACCCCGACGATCTTCTGGAAGCCCTACAGATTTCTGCTGAAGATATACTGGATAGGTTTGAAGACAAACTCCTGAGGAAACTAGATGAGTTTCAAGAAGACCTAGAGGAAGAGTATGAGTATTGATAACGCAACGCCGGAAGAATGGAATACCGTTACAGGAAAGCTGTACCACCCTCAAGACACTCACAATCCTGTGACTCAGCCCGACCACTACAACAAGGGAGCGATAGAGGCCATTGAAGCAATCAAGGCGTCTATGCATCCGCAGGAGTACAAGGGCTATCTCAAAGGTAACTGCCTGAAGTACCTTTGGAGGTACGAGTACAAAAACGGTGTAGAGGATCTACGGAAGGCCCGTGTCTATCTAGAGTGGCTCATCAAGGAGGTTGCCTTATGAAAGTCATAGATGGAGGATTTGGTAAAAAGAAAGAAGACAAAGGTAGCGTACCCACCACAGATTTTTTAGCCACGTTTGCGCTGAAGGCCAAAGACTACGAAGAAGAAGGTAGGGACGTAAAGGCAATAGTCTTGATGTACGAGGACGGTGGAGTATTTGAAGTAGCCTCTAACGAACAGTACCCTGACGGTGTGTTTATGCTACTGCACATGAGCGCACACGCGATACTTAACGAGACACTAGGAGTAACAATATAGATGGACGCTTACCAACAGTACATTCACAAGAGTCGTTACGCACGTTACCTACCAGAAGAGAAGCGGCGTGAGACTTGGGAAGAGACAGTTAACAGGTATATCAACTTCTGGTCTGATAGAGGCTCGCTGAACGACTTTGATGTGTCTGAGATATACGACGCAATACACAAGCTAGATGTGATGCCCAGCATGAGGGCACTGATGACCGCAGGAGAGGCGCTTGATCGTGACAACGTAGCAGGGTTTAACTGTAGCTACCTACCCATAGATCACCCTAAGGCCTTTGACGAACTGATGTACGTCCTTCTGTGTGGAACAGGGGTAGGCTTCAGTGTAGAGCGGCAGTACATCACAAAACTACCAGATGTAGCGGAGACATTCCATGCAACCGACACAGTTATTAATGTTGCAGATTCGAAGATCGGATGGGCGAAATCGTTTAGGGAATTGGTATCACTGCTGTACTCAGGTCAAATTCCCGAATGGGACGTTAGCAGAGTTAGACCTGCAGGTGCCACGCTCAAGACTTTCGGAGGCCGTGCAAGTGGTCCTGAACCTCTCGTCGATCTTTTCAAGTTCACAATTGAACTCTTTCAGGGATCAGCTGGACGAAAACTTACGTCCATTGAGTGCCACGATCTTTGCTGCAAGATTGCTCAAATCGTTGTCGTTGGAGGAGTCAGGAGATCAGCCCTCATCAGCCTCAGCAACCTCACAGATGACAGACTGCGACGATGTAAGCACGGTCAGTGGTGGGTAGATGAGCCTCAGCGTGGTCTGGCGAATAACTCAGCGTGTTACACAGAGAAGCCTGACTTTGAGGCTTTCCTAAACGAGTGGACTAGTCTATATGAATCACGATCTGGTGAACGAGGTGTCTTTAGTCGAGTGGCAAGTCAAAAGCAAGCTGAAAAAAACGGCAGACGAGATGCTACCTTTGATTTTGGAACTAATCCGTGTAGCGAAATCATCCTCAGACCCTATCAATTCTGCAACTTATCAGAGGTTGTTGTCAGGCCAGACGATACACTCGCAAGCCTCAAACGGAAAGTACGTGTTGCGACAATACTTGGAACTCTACAAGCTACCCTAACAGACTTCCGTTACCTGCGTAACATCTGGAAGACTAACACGCAAGAGGAAGCACTGCTGGGCGTAAGCCTCACGGGTATAATGGATCACCCCCTGCTGTCTGGGCGTGAGGACAAGGCAAAGCTAAAGAGATGGCTAATGGAGATGCGTAATGAAGCTATTGTCACTAATGAGCAGTGGGCAAAAAAGCTGGGTATCAACCCGTCTACAGCAATTACTGCAGTTAAGCCTTCTGGCACTGTTAGTCAGCTGGTCGATAGTGCTAGTGGCATCCATCCTAGGTATAGCAGTCAGTATATTCGGCGGGTTCGTGCAGACTCTCGTGACCCACTTTGCTCTGTCCTAGAGGCCGCTGGTGTCCCTGTGGAGGACGATCTAATGTCACCCAGTACTAGGGTATTCAGCTTCCCTGTAACGTCTCCTGAGGGCGCTGTGACAGCCTCAGACATGGGTGCTATGGAGCAGTTGGATCTGTGGGAGATATATCAGGACTACTGGTGTGAGCACAAGCCATCCATGACCTGCTACTACCGTGATGATGAGTTCCTTGAGGTGGGGCAGTGGTTGTACAACAAGTTTGACAAGGTAAGTGGTATCTCTTTCTTGCCCTACTCAGACCACACTTATCAACAGGCTCCTTATGAACCTGTGGACAAGAAAACGTACAACCAGCTTGCTAAGGATTTCCCGAAGGAAATATCGTGGGATATTGAAGAGGCCAGCGATATGACCGAAGGATCACAACAACTGGCCTGCACAGGGAACAACTGTGAACTATGACATAAAGATCATAGTGTAACCTTCAGACTTACCTACGTCCTCTGGTTTCTTTTTGGGATCATGGGGCGTAGGTATCCCTTCCTTCTGCATCTTCTTGATGCGAGCCTTTGACTTCTGACACATACTGTGGTAGTCAATAGATGTGTACTCTACTGTGTGCTTGTCGTCGTTCATTAGTTTACGTCCTCAATTTCAAGTAACTCTGGCAATCCCTGTTTAAACGGACCTGCTCCTAGTCTTTGGTTGAACTTTTCAGCACCGCCACCGAACCAGTTGTACAAAATAGGACCAACAACAGGAACCGCCTTAAGAGTTGTTTCAATGTTAGGATCATCTTTAGGTAGCTCTGTTCCTAACTTAAAGGCCGCATCAATAACAGGAGTAGCGGGAACAATCATATTAACAGCCGCTCCTTTTATGTCTCCTCTTTGCAAGTAGCGCTCACTGGTATATTTACTTAAGCCAAACGCGCCTGCTAAAGACCACATAGCGCGTCCCGGTATATCTTCTGCAGTTACTTCTCTACCTAAGATAAAGTCTTTAACAACACTCGTACCAGTATTAGCAGCCATCATGTAACCAGAGAGTGCTACTAAGTTTTTAACTGCTTGAACTTTATTACCTTTTTTAAATTCTTGATAAATATTACGACGAGCAACATCGTAAAGGTTTAAAGTAAAAGACTTGAGCATATACAGAAGTCTTCCATTTTCTGCGTCAAGATAGCCTTGTGGCATTTCACTAAGAGACACTGGTTGAATATCAGAGATTTCATTAAACAAATAGTACTTAACGTTGTCAGACATTGTATTAGAGCGAAGGTCTGCAACGAAAGACTCAAACTCATCTCCAAAAACATTTCCCCATTTCTCTCTTAGAGCTTCTACTCCTTTATCTGTTTTAGACAATGCTCTAGATTTTTTTAGAGCGGCATTAATGTACGTTTCCTTTCCTAATCTATCAAACCTTTTAAACAGACCTAGTTTTAGGGTTTTGTTTAGAAGAGAAGAGACAGCACTTGGATTAGAAAGCTCTTGAGAAATTACTTCATCTAAGCCAATATCAATTAGCTTAGCTTCCCTTGATCCAGTAGCCGCTTCAAAGAAAGACTTAAATGTGTTTCTTAATCCATTCAACGCTGCAGAAATACCAGTATCGCCTAACTGTGTTATTGCAGATAAAGGGTTTGCAATAGTTCCCGTGTAGCCTAAGTCTCTTACAGTAGAAGAAACAGCGCCCGGTCCTTGTTCTCCTGTCACAAAACGAGATGTTAAAAGTCCTGCTAATTCGTCCTGTTTTGAGGAAGGAATGTTGCCTGCATCAATTTCATCTTGTATAAACCGACCAATAGATGACTCAGTACTAAAGCGTCCTGCTTCTTCCTGACTTGAACGACCAAAGAACTTTCTTTTCTCTATGTCGTTTACTGCTCTGCGAATGTAGTTATGCAAAGATTCTTCTGCTGGAGCATAGAACTTCATCATCTCTTCTGGAATGTATTGAATAGTTCGGGGCTTAACAAAAGAAGGCTTAGCACCATCGGTTGTTAATCTGTAACCTCTGATGACTAAATCAATAATCTCTGCTTTTTCATCAGGATCAAGTTTATCTACAGTAGTTTTCTTTTTGTCTGCGTACCTTCGAAGCGCTGACTCTATTTTAGACTTTGGTTCTTTGTTTAAAGAATCTAAAAGTTTATTGAGGTCTTTTATTTTTCTAGGGAAATAGTTTTCTATTCCTGTAAAAGAATGTCCTGCCTCAAGTAGCTCTTCTTTTGTTTGGTCCATAACATTTTTTACTGCCTGAAACGAAACAAAGAGGTCTTCATCAATGCGCTTCATAAGTCCTTCAGCAGCATCGAAGTTCCCGTTGTACAAGTGTCTAGTAATGCTATCCTTGATATTAGTTTTAACTTTAGATAGCCTTAGCAAAAAAGGATCAACCTTAATAGCCTTGTTTTGCGTGTTTAAGTGCGTATTAAATTCAAATTTTCTAAGCCTACCAAAGACAGGTTCAGAAATGTTGCGTACTCTAGTAGACAAAAGACCTAAGTACTTATCAACTCCTTGGCTATATAACCTAGATGTTGCACTATCTTTAGTAATAGCAACATTAGCGGCGACTTCTGCTGGATTAGCTCTCGCAGGTATAACAATTTTTTTATTCAATTTTACTTGAGCATCTTTGAGTTTAACTAAATCTACACCTTCTTCTTCTAAGAGGCGTGTTAAATCTCTAGGCTCATAGCCTTCATTTATTTTTTTATCTATTACTTTTTGAGCTTGGTCTATTTTCTTTTGTGCAGCTTTATTACTAATTCTGTTAGCCGCTGTTCGCATTACTGCTGTTGTAACAGGAGCAAGAACAGCAGACGATCCTCCAATAATCATTGCTTTTTGAGGATCAACGTCTTGATTAGTTGCTATATCTTCTAGAACACTAAAGCTAGTACCTAAAGCACCAGCACCTGCTGCCATTGCTTTATAAGTAGCACCAGTAGGAAGAATAGACGCAGGGTCTATAATTCCTTTGGCTATTGCCCCTAAATCTGCAGCTAAAGAATCAGAGTCTTCCTTAAAATCTCCATATTCAGCTTCAAGAGATTCTATCTTTTGCTGCATTATTAGTTCACGTCTTTGCTCTGGAGTTGCCGCGCCATACTCTTTACCATACGCTTCATCAGGAGGTATATAGTCAAACCCGTCTTTTAAATCAAACGTAATCCTACCAAGAGGAAAATAAGACTCTAGTATATCTGCAGCGTACGACGTTATGTTGCCTGCTTTATCGTAAGCATACCGAAACTGCTCCCAAGCAGAAGAGGCTTCTTCTACCATTTCAGGTTGCGCCTCGCTTACAAGTAGCATTTCGTCTAAATTTAATTTATCTTCTGTAGGCCTTTGATTTTTTACAGGCTCAGGAGAATTTAATAAACTATCTAGAGTAACTCCAGCAGATTCTATAGAAGCTGGAGCAGTTTCTGACTCGTTTAATAATTCATCAAGAGTTGGCATAATGCGCTCACTTATTTAATTCGACTTTCATAGCTTCTAATATTGCTTGTTCGCTAACACCTCTAGCCCTTAGTTGATTAACTTTACTTTGAGCTTCTTCTGGTAGTCTTTTGTATATAGCCTCACTGTTTAATTCTTCAATGGCTTGTTTAAGCGATTGCCTTTTTGTCATCTCTGGATTGTTGGTTCTAATTCTTTCGGCGTTATCGAAAAGAGTTTTTGTTGAGTCGTCGAGATCAACTACAGCGTCTTTACCGCCACCTACTGGTACGTCGAGAAATGGAATAGTAAACAATGGTTCTTCTTCTACTGTTTCTATAAGAGATTTAAACTCTTCTTTATTATCCTTAAAGATCTCCATGTAAATTGTTTCTTCACGTTCAGTTAGAGAGTAATCCTTAAGAGTTTCTGTTTTTTCTTTAGTGCGTCCTTCGATTTCAGAAGGGTCTATTCCAGCGCTTGCTGCTACGCGAGACATAACCGCTTCAATTTGTTTAGCTCCGTTAATATCTCCTTCCCTAACTTTTTTTTGTCTTTCAGCTTCAAGACTAGCTAAAGAGCGCTTAGTTCTTTCTCTAATAACACTTTGAGTTCCCTGTTGAGCCTTTAGTATTTCAGCAGGATCTCCTGTTTGCAAGGCCTGCTGTTCAGCCATGCTTGCTAAATCAACCGGACCCATTCCTTGCATACGCTGCATCTGCTCCTGACGCTGTTGTTCAGCCCGCATAAGACTTGGAGTCATGCCAATATTACGAGCAGTTTCAAACAGCCCCTGTTGCATTTGTGGCTGGAGCAACCCTTGTAGTAATGCTTGTGAAAACCTAGCCATTATCCAATCCCCAAAAGATCCATAAGAATATTAGTTGCACCACCGCCTTGCTGAGCTACTGGTGTAAACAAGCCACCCAACAGACTTGATCCAAGACCACCAATCAAGTTTGCTCTGGCCTGCTCTGCAAGCAACTGAGCCTCAATGCCTGAAAGCATTGTTTCACCGTACTGACCAGCACCGTACAACTGAGCCTGCTGCTGAAGCTGCGGGTAAAGCTGTGAAGCCTGTTGTACATTAAGCAACTGAGACTGAGGCATGTAACTCTGACCCAAGAACTGACTACCGAGTTGAGCTTGTTGCATCTGCTCTGCTTGAGCTTGACCTATTGCACCCAGCATTGCTTGATTCTTAGCTTGTTCTCTAGCTTTCGCCAAAGTCAATGCTTCAGGAGTACCACCAAACTGTGCAGTCTGTACACCGAGGCGTCCTTGTGCAGCTAGGCGCTCTTCAAGAGCTTGTTGCTGTATTTGTTCTTCGGGCATTTGAGCAGCCCTAATACGCCCATAGATGTCCTGCTCCCGCTGAGCAGTGTCTTGCATAGCCTGACCAAACAACGTTCCAGCGCCACCAAACATTGCTTGTTGGAACGCTTTCTCTTCAGGAGATAAAGCCATTGTAACTTGTGTCTGGCCTTCTGGTCCTTGTCCAACACCAAATGTACCACCAGTAGTAGACGTTACAGTAAACGGCTTGAACTGAGACATCTCTGTTAGTTCAGTAGCAACATCAGTAGCGGCAGCACCTGCTGCTTCACCAACATCTCTAAGCTCGTTTATGCCAAAGCCTGTTAGTAAACCTCCAGTGCCTAAGCCAAGAATAGCTAACAGCTTATCCATGTCCATTAGTAAGTACCTCCGTCAACCGTTCCTGTAGACAGAGTGCCCGTAAAAGTAAGCGCGGGAATCGTCACAGTTCCTGTAAAAGTGGGTGAAGCAGTGTTTGCTTTAGTTGCAACCGCAGTCGCAATGTCGTTAAACTCGTTGTCAAACTCTGTGCCTTTAATCACTTTACCAGCATCTCCAGAAGGTAAAGAGTCCTTAGCAGCAAAGTCAGTTGTCTTTGTATAATTGCTCATACTGTTCT